TGCACGACATTTAACTTCTGTAACCATCATGTAAACGTCAGACCCACCTTGCTGGTTGATCTGTGCTAGTTTATCTGCCTCATACTCTCCGTTTCTTTGACGGAGTGCTCTTAGCATGATGTTCTCGATAGGTTTCTTTGCCTGCCTTGCTGCGTCCCAGCAGGTTCGTAGGTGGTCTGCCAAACCTAAAATAATAGGCTGGTTCTGCCTTTCAGCTAGCTGTTGTTTAGTAAGAGCTTCTTCTTGCTTTACTAGTTCTTCATTTCCTACGACTTGCAGTACCATGTTATACCATGTCCTTCATGTCTTCTTCGGTGTCTTTGTCATTTTTGTTTGTATAAACTTTACCACCTGATCCATACTTTACAACTGCGCCCATATCTTTTACTTCTACAGGCCCACCTTCCATCATTTCTATAGTCATTACATCAGACATTCCACTAGTGTCCATTTTCGGATTATCTGAATAAATGATGGATTTCTTATGCCCACATTTACTTTTCATTAATAACCTCCAATAAGTTTACAACTAAATATACATAGGAACAAGTATATATGCAAGTTTTTTAAACACAAGAAAAACCCACCTGCCGGAGCAAGTGGGTTTGAAGGTAACATAGTCGGAAGGTAACTACATGCAGATTGTATCAAGTCCATCCTCCTGCTGCAACTCTTTTTATTTCTCGTCTCTGTATAACAAACCCGCCTTCACCTGCAGTGCCAACGTGCAGCATAAGATACTGCAACGCTTCCGCTACATGTGAGTGTTTGTTCTTATCAATATTGCCATTCTTGTAATGGAATCTGTATCCTCCCATCATTGCAGCCTTGAGCTGCGTACATCTGGGATCAACTAAAAACGCTGAGTCCCCATCGACTTGCCTCATTAGGAAGTCGTCTACCGCAGACAATCTTGCAGACACGTTATTGGTTTTAGCTGGGAGAACTCTAAAACCTTCGGCCTTTATGATGTCCACGGCAGACCTCTCGTCAGTTTGTGCACGTTGCACTCCTGCAGGGTCTGTAATTACAAGGATTGGTGCGCCCGAAAACCTTTCGGTCAACAACGGGCGCAGAATGGTGCGGACGAATCTTTGTATCCCCATATCGAAACTGACAGCTTCATCGAGAATCAAGACTCGCCCGCGAGGGTCTTGTTGCCCTATAACTGCTGCTGGTGTCAAGCCTAAATCTATTCCAACCACAACTGGCCGCACACCGTTAATTATAGGTTTTAGTTTTTGGTGCGCCATATGATAGTCGGGTTTGAAGTATTTATACACAGGCTGACCTGCAGAACTCAAACCATACTCACCATCTATATACACACGGATATATTCATCTGATCTACCTTGGGTGTCGTAGTAGCCTTCGGGCAGATTATCAACATTTTCTGCCAAGGAGCTTCTGCCCGAAGGTTGTTTGAATACATCCCACCCATTATCATTAAGACTTACACCATCTGATGGGTCTAAACCCTCCATCTGATAATACCACCATGTATCCATAGTCGGAGGGTTTGTATCCCCCCACATCCCAAACCAAGAAGGCCCACCGTCTTTTGATGACGGGAAACGGCCAATACGTTTTGACATAGCATCAACAATGTCAGGGTTGATATCCCTGCACTCGTTGAACCATGCAAACGTCAATTCCAATGAGTTCAAGTTCGCAACATCGTCAGAGTCATCGAGAGCACGAAACATAATCTCACACTCTATATCTCCGACCTTGAAAAAATATGTTTTGGTAGTACGCATATAGTCTCCGCATATCCCGGGCGGAAACCAATCGTGAAAAGTTTTGATGGTTGTATCTTGTAACTGTCTGGCAGTTTCACGAACAATAGCTACTCGTGATTTACGGATTCCCTGTTTGTTAGGCTTCTGCATTGTAGCCCGTCTAATAACCTCAAAACAACTTGCTACTGACTTGCCCGAACCAACAGGCCCCATAAGCACACGCATCTTTGCGTCTGACGTCATAAAATCTTTACATACTTTAGACGGTGTATAATCTATTTCCATCTAACCCCAGTACCCTTGCATTGTAGTCCACTCGTCAAACCAACCCATATCTCCACAATGTTTGCACCACGAGATGTCCACAAGTTTGTCCCCGCATCTGTCACAGTTTCCATGATCTATACACGGGTTATCCACAAGTAATACCCAATAGACTGTGGATGGTTTACGCAGAATCTTTGTTCGGTATGGTACTTCATACATACGCAGTGTATCAGTCAGTGCATCATGCTGTCTAATATCTGTGAGCTTACAAGCCTTACAGCCTTCATAAACTCTATCAAAGTGTTTAAGAAGCTTCGATGGCAGTGGTGCTGTCATCTGGTTCTGCGTCAATGATAGTTGCTCGGTGCTCTTGCTCTCCGAGATTAATTGTAATTTTAACTCCACCTGATCCTCCTTCTGCCAGAACATCATTCTTTGGTTCTAGCCCGCCCCACTTAACAGTAGACTTGATGAGGTCTGCTTTCACCGCAGCTGACACATCAGGACTGTGTATCAAAGTCCAAGAAGTTGTCAGGAGTTCTTCTGCCTGTGCACGGGCCTTAACTTTGAATGTCATACCCTTATCACGGATATCATTTCGATAAGACTCGACCTTCTTCAAAAAGACCTGATCTTTATTGTAAGTGATTATATCCTCAGCTTTGATTTTATGTCTTTCAATTACTTCATCCAAAGACTCTCCGCTGCCCTCTAACATAAGAGCAACATCAAAAGCTAAACGGTCAGACCACTTAGTATGTTTCAATGGTAGCGTATCCATAAGTAGAGCATACCGTAAACCGGAACTATGTCAAGCAGTAAACTTTACACTTCGATTTTTTGGGTCTTGTTATGAGAGGTTTACTTATATGGGGGGTAGGCTCGCGCAACAAATCCATGTGCCCCCCCTTTTGCCTATTTGCAAAACATTTATAAACTATAAAAATATAGGCTCTGAAAGCCTTGTATAGCCTCAAACTTGACAAACATGTATTGTTTTGCTAGCTTTAAATCATCGGCAACAAAGACCGACTGACTAACCACACGCCTAGTCAACGTGTACATTACGGAGGTGTTTACATGAGTAAACTCTTTAGAGGTAATGTTGGTATCAAGCCTGTTACAGGTGATGATGACAACGTGACAATCCGCCTTAAGAGATTGTCGGACGGGCCGTTCAACGCTGAAAATGCGATGGACATTTTCAAAGTATCTTTGGAAGCTTCAAAGAAGCTGAAGATACCATTGTTCAGCTGGTCGTTCTGGCATCCAGTCGAGGCTAGAGCTATCAAGCAATCTGACGCCAAGTCAGTTGCTGACGGCAAGTATGAGCCAGTGTTACACGCTGACTACTACGGCAAGCCCAAGTTGGTTCTTCTTCCGCCAAAGGCGAAGAGAGTCGCTAAGCCAAAGACAAAACAGTTTGACTGGATTGTCTAACATCAACCCGAGTGTGGGGCTTCGGCCCCCACTCACAACTAACGGAGTGTAATATGCGAAACGAAAAGCTACGCACAGTGAAGTTAACGTGGATCGAAGGATACTACTACCACTTCAGATGGTTCAAAACTCAGAAAGCAGCTGAGAATTGGGCTTGGAAACACTTAATAGACAAGCATGTCTGTTATGCAAATCAGATACAGATACACTGTGTCAGATAACAACAACCGAGGGAGCTTCGGCTCCCTCACAACTAACGAGGTAACTATGTACTTACAACACAAAGGCGATACAGTAATCATCACAACAGATGAACAAGATAAACGAGGACAATACAAGTGGGTATTCGATGCAACCACTACTAAACTATACGATATCAAAACAGGTAACCTTGACGAGCTAGATAAACTACCAAGGCTAGCTAAGTTCAAGAAGATTAGATACCTATGGAAACTACTAGACTAGAGATTGGGGCTTCGGCCCCTTTCTTTTTTACTTTTATTTTTTATTATATATATCCCATAGCTCGGGGGGTTATCGCACGGGTATCTACCGGTATAAGGTTACGGTTTCATGTCAAGTTTATACACTATCTAGCTATCTAGTTGCTAACTTGACACAACATCTTGTGTTTTAGATACCAAAAGTTTACAACATGACATCCATAATGCGTTGAT